GTACGTGACGCGGTCGAGGTGGTGTGCCGCAAGCACGGCCTCAGCCGCCAGACGCTCTATCGCTGGACGGCGAAGTACACGGGGCGGACCGTGCGCGAGGCGCGACATCGTCGGGCGAAGCGCGTCGAGCGTCTCCATTGTGACGATGGAGAGCGGCGGGGCGCCCTGCGGGTTGTTCGTGTCTACGGCCGGCGCGATGGAACGCAGCTCGGCGACGGTCGCCGCAAGCGCCTTGGATGAGGAGCCGCTGGTAAAGGTCAGCGTATCCTTCAGCACCGTGCGCCGCAGCCGGCGCTTGATAGTCGCTTCCGCGAGGGAAATGAACCCGGCAATCGAGGCGTCAGCGAGCAGATCGTCACGGTTCAGGAAATGAGCGATCGCCGCTTGAAGCGTCGTGTAGTTCGTGAATACCACTAGACGCGCCCCGGTCGCGTGCGGAAGAATCTGTTAGTGGAATCGTTGAGCCACGCCTTTAACTTCGCCTGATCGAGAATCCGTCCGGCCGAGGAAATGATGCCCTTCTTTTCCAGCAGCACGAGCATTTCCAACGGGATCGAGGCAACGTGGTGCATGTCACCGCGCCAGCCCCCGGCGTTGTCATTCTGGAGCGCCTTGTTCTGCTCTACGATGTCGTCGACTTCCTGCACGCGCTCGATCGTGTACGTATCGTTCGAGTGGTCGTAGTGAAACCACTCAGTCGTCTTCGTCGCCGGGTCGTAGTCCAGCAATCGGGTTTCAATCATCTAGAACGACCAACCAATCTGAAAACCTGTGACGACACGCGGCTGCCCGAGGGGGTCGAGCCCCACGGCGACACCGATGCCGGGGCGCGGCAGAAACCGCGCGAGGCGAGCGAGCCGCGAAGGCCGAGCCTTATCTACCGCGGCTACCAGCGGTGCTGCGGCGCTGCGGAGGCGCCGGAGTGCCGAGCCGAGCGTGTCAACGGCGAGCTGAAGCCGCTGCTCAACGGCGAGGGACGTGACGAGCGCGGAACGAAGTGCCTGCTCAACGCTGTCCTGAGCAAAAAGCGCAGCGTGGGCCGCGGTGACTACCGCCGAACATGTGTCCGGTGCGGCCGACTCCGCGCGGGTAAAAGCGACGCGCGCCGTGGCGGCACGTCGCGTGGCATCTTCGGCGCGGGAGAGTGCCACATCGCGCTCTACCCGCAGGTATTGCGCGGCGGCGATAGCCGCCGATGCCACCGCAGCAGACCGCGCCGCGCCCTGCAATGCCGCCACCGTGGAGTCTCGGGCTACCTGCACCTCGGACGCCGCGGCGTTGAGAGAGGCGCGAATCGCCACACCGAGCATGCTCAGTGTGGCGACCGCACCGACTACTATTGTGAGGCGAGCAACCTTCACGCTACAGTCTCACAACTTCCTGTTTACGAAGTGGTCAGATCGAACACACCGCCCAAACCGGCTTCGTTCGTGACCTGAAGCCCCCACTCGCGCTGAATCAGCTTCTTGTCGGCGTCGCCCGTCTTCGCCAGATCGATCACTTCGTACGGGCGCAGGTCGCGCAGCGCAACCTGTTCGAAATCGAGGACCAGCGCGTCGCGGCTACGCTGAAAGCGGTTCGGCACCATTGACAGCGTCCCGAAATCGCTCACGTACACGTCGGCTGCGGCAACGATCGTCGCAACCTTCTTGCCGGCCTGGGACTGCACCGTCGCGATGCCATCGAAGCCAGACGCCACCTGCTTGTTGAACGCGCCGAGCATGATCGTCGCGCCGTCCACCTCTGCGCCCGAGGTGTACATCTGCGAAATCACGTCCTTGAGCAACGCCTCGGTGAGAGCGCGCTGCGTGCCATCGACCCGCACCCCGGCGTAGATCGTGCCAGGAGCAGCCGGATCAGCGCCCGCACCGCCACCGAAATTCGTGTTGGTCTGAATGTGCGCCAACAGCGTAGCGGTCTTGCGGGTGTCGGCCGTCGAAGCGGCGCGGTTCGCGAGACAGGTCGTCTCGATGTCGCGCTTCAACTCCTTCGCCTTCTTCGCGATCTGGTACGCCTTCTCGCTCTTGCGTCCCGCTTTCTTGATCTTCTCCTGCGTCCCGGAGACGATGACGTCCTTCGAGCTGATCTGCACGACGTTGCCGACACGATCAGTCGGAACAACAGCGGCGAAGGTCGTGTGATCGTCGCCTTCCGGCTGTGCGTTGGTCGAGACGGCGGCGGCGAGGACATCGATCTGCCACTCGAACAGCGTCGCCTGCGCGGCGGGGCCAGAACCGGCGCCCGTAATAAACGGCGTGTCGGTCGGGCTGATGTTACTGATGACGTCCGACAAATCTTCGCGATTGCCTACCGAATCGCTCGAAATGAAGGTGTTGGTGATTGCGGACAATGTAGGGTTTCCCGCAGCTCTAGGCCGCGGGATTCCCCGGCAGGCTAGAACATGGTTTCAAAAATTGTGGCGGCGTCTTGGACGCTGCCGGTTTGCGCGAGTCGTTCTTTCGCCTTCGCTACGTCTGACGTCTTCGACTTGGCTTTCGGCTTGGCACCCGGCGTTACCAGCTTGAGTGCTTCGACCTTGCCCTTGCCCTTTTCGGCGGCTTTCTTGGCCGCGACTTGGGCCTTGTCGTAGAGCATCGCCTTGTGAAGCACCACGAGTGCGCGGTGATCCGTGATCCCGTTCAGGTCGTCCGCGGAATATCCGCGTTCGGCGCCGTATTCCAGCATATCCTTGCGGAGTGCTTTGCCCTTCTCGGCGTCGGTCCAATCGGGAACGATCTCGGCGAACTTCTGATGCTCTGCCGCGAGGTGTGCCCCAAACGCTTTCGCGTTGTCGGCGTTCACGGCGCCCTGCGCCTCTTCACGAGCGGCGCGAACCTGGGCGAGCCTGTCCTTGTTGATCTGCCACGCGGCATGCGTTTGGGCGAATACGGCGGGGTCCTCGTTGCGAAGGGCGTCCCAATCCGGTTCCGCCGTCTGGCTTGCCAGCACGGTTTCCAACTCGGTCAGTTGTGTGGCGTAACGTTGGCGTTCCGCACGCACCGCAACCTGCTCCGTCTCGAAGGCGCGAACCGCCTCCGCATGCTGCTGCGTCTTGCGTGTGTAGTCCGCTTGGCGGGAGTAGCCCTTGATCGCCTCGTCCAGCGTGACCTCTTCGTCCTTGCCGTCCACTTTGACGCGGATGGTTTTCGGAAGGGTTGCGGCGATAGCGTCGGGAGTCTCTTCGTCGTCGGCGGGCTCTTCCTCGGTTTCCTCGGACGCGGGCTCGTCGCCCTCGACTTCGGTTTCCTCGGTGGACGCGGTCGCCTCTTCGGGCGTGTCCGGCGTCTCTGCGGAATCAGGCTGCGGGTCCTCCACGGGGGAGAGCAGACCTTCGATCGCGCTTGCGGCTGAATCAACGGTTAGCGACGTATCGCTGTCTCCGTTATCTGGAACCATGAACGTTAACCCCACGGGGGCCTTCCTGTCAATAGACTTAACGGGGTCTATTTGCCCGAAGCCGCGCTTCCGCGGCCGTTTTGACCTTCTCTTCGGCAATCCCTTCCTCTACTAGCGCGTCAAGATCGTACTTCAACTGGACAACCGACTGCGCAAGTGCCCACGCTCTCTGCAACTCTTCGGCGGTGTTATCCGGCTTGAGGAACAGCGCGTAGTAACGTTCCCGCAGCGACGCGAGCGCCGCGTCGAAAACGCCGTCTCTCAGCAAATCTTCTAGGCGCCGGCCGAGCGCGGCGCGGGCGGGGTCGATTCCCGTATTCATTCAGCGGGTGCCTCTTGCACCGCGTTCCGCCAGTCTTCCTCTCGCAAAATATACTCCTGCGCCTTTGACAACCACGTGATGCTTTTGTTTAACAGCCACTTTTCTACGGCCCCGAGTTCCTGATTACACGAGGAGCACAAGAGGCCCCGTACTCGCCCTGTTTTGTGGCAGTGATCTACAGCTAGGCGTTTACCCTGCGGTCGGATTCCACACAAAAAGCAACGTCCATCTTGGGCATGTAGCATGGCGTCGTAAACATCAACAGTAATGCCATATTCCCGTCGTAGTTTTAACACACGGGCCCGCTCTATTTGCCGGGTAAGACTCACTCAGTTGGCCCCACGGGCGCTGCCTGTTGGACGGGCGCTGTCTGTGCTTCGGCGTGATCCTGCTGCCTGGACGCCAACGCGTGCTGCGCGGTCGCCGTGACTTCGGCGTGCGCCATGCGGCGCGCTTCCATGCCGATCTCGAAGGCGCGCTCTTCGGCCTTCGCGTCGAGCGCTTCCTGCTGCTGGGTGTGCGACGTGTGATTCTTGGAGTCGATCTCGTAACGCCGGAGCGTGACGTCGTGGAATAACTTCTGCTCGGCCATTTCCATGTCATGGTCCTGCTTCTCTTTCTTGAGGAGCAGCTCGGCCGTCTTGATCTCCATGTCCTTCTCAGTCTTCATGCGCTCGATCTCTACCTGCGCCTGCGCGATCACCTGTTCCGGCGACGGTTGCGGCGGGGGCGGCTCGGGCGGCTTCCAGTCGGGCGGCAGCGCCTTGAAGTACGCCGACACGTCACGCTCGCCGGCCAACTCAAGAATCTTCGCGTACGTATTGCGGAGCTGCGGCACAGACACGAGCGGGTTGTCGGGGCCGAGTGTCTGGAGCAGCAATTCCTGCTTCGCGGCGACTCCCTGAAAAAACTCCATGCGCTGTTCAGGCAGCGACGTGCCCAGCGCGGTCGCGACCGTCACTTCCATGTTCGCGTCCCAGGACGAGACGTCCACCTGCACGTACTCACCGCGCAGCTTGACGAGCCGCTCTTTCGGTTGGTGCTCGACGAGCGTCTCGTAGATGCCGCGGAACAACGGCTTGAGCGCCTGCTCGGCGAACTGGCGGGCCAGCACTTCGGTGCGCTCTTGCGACGAGCCGACCGCGGCCTTGACCGCTTCCTTCGTGGACGACTGAAGGGCGTCGGCGTCCATAGACATGGCGCCCTTGTTCTTGCCCGTGCGGTTCTCGCCGACGCCGTCGAAGTAGGCGAGTATCGGCATCATGTCGCCCCCGGTGAAGGGGTGGGTGAACGGCGTGACCGCGCCATCGCGCTTCATGCGGATCGGGGCGCCGATCTCCGTGTTGAGAATATCCTCAACACTGGCGAGCCCTTCGATGAACGCCGTGCGCGGGAAGATCGACAACGCGGCGCTGTCGAGAATGCCGCGGGTCACGTCCGACTTCACGCGCTGCAAGTCCATCGTCAGATCGGCGTACGACATGCCGCCCATCGTGTGCGCTTCGGGAATCGGCACGAACGGCGCGAACGGGGCGCGGCGGGCGGGCTTGTTCCAGACCGGGTAGTAGCTGTTGCCGATCGTGCAGATGTTCCGCAGCTCGCGCTTGCCGTCGCCGTCGTAGTCGATGCGGAAGTAGCCCTCGACGTATTCGATCAAGTCGTTCGCTTCGCCCGCTTCCGGGTTGTCACCCATGTTCGGCGAGGCGGCTTGACGCCGGGCCTGCCGTTCCGGGTTGCCATCGCGGCTCTCGTTCGACGCGCCGGCATGCTTGTCGAGCAAGTCCTCGTCCACGCCCATCGCGATCAGATCGCCCTTCGCCAACCACGTCCGGTGCCCAACGAACAGCGCCGTGTCAACCGTGACCGCTTCGCGATCGCGCAGAAACTCTTCGGGCGGCAACGCCCACACGCGGGCGCAGCCCTCGTGCTCGATCGTGTACGTGACGTCAAACAGCGGCTCGTCGCCGGGCTCGGCGTCGTCCATGTCGGCGGCGTCGACACTCAGGATCGTGACATCGTCGCGGGCAGCGAGCGAGAAAAGCTGATCTTGCGTCAGCGCGTCATCTTCGGCGGCTTCCGTCTGCCCGTCCTCCCAGCCCCACTTGAAGACGCCGAGCTGCCGGATCAGGCCGTCGTCGAGCACGGCGTCCGTCAGTTGGAACCCGCGGTTGTCCTCGGCGAACACGTGCTGCACGTAATCGGTGGCCTGCTTGGCCTTGGCGACGCTCGCCTCCGTGCGGGGATGAAACTCGACCTGACGCTCGGGGCCGAAGAACACGCGCAGCAGCGCCGGCTTGACGCCGAGGATGGTATCGCGCACCTCAGTGATGACGACCTGCGAACGGCCCTCTTCCTCATTGCCGAACTTCTCGCCGTGGTAATACTTCGTCGCCTCGGCGCGGAGCGGCGACAGTTCGTCGTCGGCGAGCGTTACGGCGTCCTCGATGATGCCGCGGATGATGCGGCGCAGATCGACGGATTTCATCTTGCCCTCACCCTTCCGCGCCTGCGGGCGTTCGGCGGGGGTCTTCGAGTCGTTGAATTTGTAGGTCGTCATGCTTGCGTCACCCGGCCGATCGCGTGGAACCCGATTCGAGACTCTGTGTCGTCCTCATCTACGACCCGCGTGGCGCCGTCATAGCCGCCGTGCTGCGCGGAGGCAACCATGTCTTCGAGCAACGCCGCAATCTCGTCCTTAACCATCTTGCGGAACCATTTCTTGTCGGCTGCGGTGAGCGCCATTATGCGAGCCTCTTGAGCGCACGCCGAAGCGGCGCCTTCCACGAAGCGCGCGACTTCTCATTGCCGCCGATCGCCGTGACGGCGTCGCCGGCAAACGTGAGCAGGAAGGCGTCGGCGAGGTTCGGCGACTGGAGGCCGCGGGTCTTCATGTGATCCTTACTCTCTG